CTTCATCTTGCTGTTGTTAGCGAAAACTTCATCGCCTGGGTTGATGAATTCAGCAGAGCCAGTATCGATAGTACCTGGAAGAGCTGTTGTAGTTACGGCTTCATCAAAGATGAAACGTAGGGAATACACAAGTGCGACAGGACCGGACATTGGCTGAACACCAACGAGTTCGGTTGCGATCGTTCCTGGGATGATACGACGAATCATCGGAATGACGATCTTCTGGAAGTTGCCGATAGCACCAGCGGACGAAGTACCGGAGTCAGCTGTTTCACGAAGATGCTGCATCTGGTTTTCTAGGACTGGGCCGAGAATACGCTTCTTGTTTTCTGGCAGACCTTCAAGAAGTGTCTCTTTGGCGTCTTGCCAATTTTCATATAGTTCCATTGAAATTCTCCTTATTGGACTAGTTTGTCATGCCAGCAAGTTTTCTCAAGTGAGAATACTTGTTAGCTTCTGGGGCTGGAGTCTCAACGGACCCATTACCTGTTGCAAGAACCGACTCGTTGACTTGAGTTGGCTTATTTTCGACTGGTTGAACGTCTTCTTTCAAGACACGGCCGATAAAATGATTGTACGCTTCTTCAAGACGGGAAGTTTCAACGGAGGCAAGTACGAATGCCATCTGTTCTTTCTTCTTACCATTCAAAGGTGCAAGAATACTTTCTAGCTTTGCTTCACGAACCATCTTGGACTGAGATTCCTCTAACTGTCCGATTGTTTGTTGAGCATCTTCGAGCTTAGCGATCGCAGCAGCCAATTTTGATTGTGTTGAATCTTCGTCGGCGTATGAGCTTGAGAACGTTGTTGCAAATGCTTCAAAGATCTTGCGACCAAAGTCATTTTGCTTCACAACTTCCAGATCTTCACGGAGGTCTTCGAATTCTTCAGTAAGACGGAGCTCAAAGAAAGCGTCCATTTTATCTACAAGTTGATCGATTTCCAACGCAAGGGTTTCGGCCATTGAATGTTTTTCTTCAACGATCTTCTCTGCATATTCTGCTTCGAGATCACGGAAGCGTTCAATGTCGCCCTTAAGATCAGTAATTTCTTCTTCAAGCTTCTTAGCAACGAAAGTTTCGACATTCTCAATCAAGGTGTCGCGTTCGTCGGCCCACTGTTCAGCAATTTCAGCTCTCACTGTCATAGTAACTTCTTCGCGAACCATATTTTTATAATGATCTACGGAGGTTGTCCATTGAGTGGAGATTTCAGCCTTTGCTTCTTCGCTTAGAAGCTCAGAGCTTAGCAATTTCTGTAGGATTTCATCCATCAGTTTCTCCCTATAGGTGTGGAATTAAAGACTTGTAAGCCGTCTCTAATGGCTTTGAACTTTACACGTTATTGCAAGAGCTAGCTTGCGATTACGTTACAAGTTTATTTATTGAAGTGCTTAAAATTGTGTGAAATTTTAAGCGTTTTTCACTACTTCAAATCCTGTTTTAAGCTTTAGCGCTTATTCTTCATTGACATCTGGGTCAATTTCAGATTTTGGGGCAATGCCCGCTACCGCCTGCATTTTTTGAGTAAGGTACCCATGAAGGTCAAGTTCTGCTGCAGTGTGATCGTCATTAATCAAATTGTTAAGCATTGCCTTAAGTGTTTCTTTATCTCCTGACATTTTATTTCTCCTCTGGCTTTGAGCCAAATAAGTGTGGGAGCTACCGGCTCCCAATTCGGTTATTTTAAAACTGTTTATTTTTGTCCTAACTCTTTTTCAATCTGGTCTTCAGCTCGCTGCACTCCCTTTAAAGAAGCAGGAGTCTTGAGCGCTCGATATTTATTGGTGGTCTGACCCAACCTTTTAGTCAGGTCTTCGACCTTACCAACAGTCTTGATTTCCTTAAGCTCATTCAGCTTCATGCACCCCGCCGAAAGAGATATGGTTCGTATGACCTTGGCTCTTCATGATTCTTTTAACCGCATCTACAGAATTTATTGGTATATTCTTCAAATGAAAATGTACATAGTCACCATGGGTTGTTTGCTTAACAGGTACATTGTTTGGAGAGTGAAATCTTTGAAGGTCCGTTTTTACTTGTTCGACGTGTGCTGGATATGCCTTATGGACCTTGACGACTGGACCATTTTCTTCGGCTGGTACTTCTTCAGCCTCAGTAAGCCTTCCTTCCTTCATCGTCAAGAACTTCTTGGAGACAAGAACCTTACGAGCTTCATCGCCCTTGAGAGCGCCTTTAGCCTTCTTGCCTTCACCTTCATTCTGACCATCTTTGAAGCCAGCATCATAAACCTTCATGATGAGCTTTTCAAGTTCTTCAGCTTCCTTACCTTCAGCCTTCTTAGCGATCTTGGTGACGATAGATGGAAGAGACTCTTCATCTTCCTCACCCTTCTTGCCTTTTGGAGCTTCACCTGACTCATCGTCAATCGCGTCAATTTCTTCGTCTGGCATCTTCTTTTCAAGAAGTGGGAGACCTGCAATGCGACGGAAGTTATTGGCCGAATCGATTGATTCTTCCATTGATTTCAGCTTTGCCTTTGCCTTGTCAAGCTCTTCCTTGTTTTCAAGCTTATCACCAGCGCGGTTCATGAAGAACGTAAGCGCCTTCATAGCAGCACCACGATCACCACCGTGTAGCTTAAGCATCGTCTTGACGATAGCTCCAGCCTTTTTAGTGAATGTACCTTCTGGCACTTCAACCTTTGCCTTAACATCGCCAGACCATTTCTTGCCCTCAGTGATGAGACCTGCTAATTCTTTTAATCTTTGGTTTTCCATTTTATTTCCTCTCTGAGGTTAATTATTGTGCTTCGTCAGTGACGTACTCGTAGAAAGCATCAAGTTCTTCAATCGTTTTTTCTAACGTCCCAAGAAGGTCATGGGATTTTGTAACGCAGTTAGTGCCATAGTTGTGATCGGTATCAAACATGTGCTTCTTCCAGTTCGCTGAAGTAAGAATCTTCTTTGCGTTCTTTAGAAATTTATCCATTTCTGAAACATCTTCATCAAATTCATGCGAGCCTTCGTAACGCTCTGTCAGAACTATCGCATTTGAATTAGCGTCCGTGAAGGTGATGCTTTCCTTCATTGACGAACCATCTTCAAAACCTTTATTGTAGCATTGAACCATCGCCTTCTTAACTGCCTTACCATCCGCATCGGTAAAATCAACCTTGCATTTTTCTGCAATCGTAGTAACTATTTCAAGGGTCAATGCTTTGGGTGACTTTGCTGCTTCAGAAATTACTGAAGGTGTTGATGCCGTTTTTTTGGTAGGAAGACCAGCAAGCTGTCTAAGTCTGTTAGCGTTATCCATTATTATTTCCTTGTGATTGAGGTGAACATGCAGTGTGTTTATTTATTGAATAGATGTAGAATATTTAAAATTTCCACAGTTCCAGAGACGGCTAGCACCATTACTAAACATGTTAGTGATCTCTGTCATCTCTTCGTTAAATTGTTCCCCAAGTACTTTTCTTAACCTGGATTTCTGTGTTTGGGCTCTAGATAAACGTCTCCCTTTATAAAACCATACATAACCGGGTTCAGTTTGACTCAGTTCTGTCCAACCCAGTTTAACAAGTGATGTTCCGGTGAAGTACTGTCGATCAACATAGGTTATAAGTTCTTTTATTTCAAGCTTCATTAACTCCGCTTTTACGCCTTTTAATAGTTTTGAAAGGCCACCAACAACTACCAGATTTAATTTTGCCGCCGATCTTATAATTTCCCAGGCGTCAGTTTTACTGAATCTGAGAGGCCCAAGTGAGATTGCGCTGATCAGTTCTTCACCATTGAAAAGTCCGAGCGCCATCTTAGCAGGAGCGACCCCAGCAATATGGTTATCTCTGAAGAATTTTGCGGCCATTCCTGTAGAAATTCTACGGCATTCTGTTTCCCGTGCATAGACGCGCTTTAGCTTTCCAAGTCGGCTTAAGATAATTGATTCAACTTTTTGACGATAATGAATCCAATCATGCTCACTGATTTGAATTAAGGAGAGTCCGGCCTTGATGGTTGCTTGAAGCTTAGAAAGATGTTTCCTCTTCTGTTCAGTTGTTTCAGGCCCGTCAAATGAGTGCCAGTAATCGCCATTACACTCAATTGCTAAATTGAAATCTGGTAAAATAATATCAAGTTCAAGTGGATAAATTAATTTTCTATCATTACGAATAATGTTTGTAACTCCATTATCAGAAAGAAATTGAATGACAGAATTTTCAAATCGTGATTCATTTTTAGGTTCACAGTGAAGACATCTAAAAAGACCATAACCTATATTGAACACTTGAGATGTTCCACACACAGCGTGGGTTGCATTTACAGTGTTCTCCTGTACATTGATATCAGAGAGTTGAAATCCTCTAGTCTTCGCAGTGTTAATTATACAACGTTTAGAATTAGTCCAAGCAGCGAGTTGCTGAAAAGAGCGCTCATTAGGCCAGGGAAGCTCAAGCTCAAGCTCAAGCGACATTGTGTGGCGCGCTCGAGCATTGATCGGGCTATCATTAGACACATTGCTGCCACCGTATCTCTCAAGACTTGTACGTTTCGTAGTTTGGCGCCAAATTTCGGTCTTTGAAATGTCTTCATTTCCATATAGAGCCTTGATAGTTTCTCTAGTGTTGGGAAGCGCTAAGGTCGAGATGGTACCATACCGCTCCATCATAGTATCGGTGACCTTCTGTTTAATTAGCGCCGACTTCATTTGATGTTCAACACCATAGCGTTTCATGCATGTAGCCTTAGTTTTGACTCTCGTGTGTGGATCGAGTTGAGCACAAGTGTTAGAACAGGTAGTGATTGAAGTGTAGCCAGTTTTAAAACCGGAAAAGAGAGTTATGGGCTTTTTACACACTCTACACGTACATGGGTAATCATGTAGGTTGTTAATCCACCAATAAAATGATTCCGTTAAATTGTCAGATGATTTGGCGAGGCGGACTGTTTCAAGAAGTCCTTCTTCAGTTAGAACCCGCTTTAATTTCTTCACGTTGACGCTTTTGTTTCCAGCTGATTCTACCTTTTTGAGAATTTCATTCTTCACACTTGACATAATATGTATCATTCAAAAGTTAAAAAGAAGGAGCTGATTAATCAGCTCCTTCAGATATTTACTTCAGAATTGACCTGAGGAATTTCTGAATTTCTGCCGTAAGATATTTTTGTGCCTTTGGATCTTCAACAACGGCTTCTGCCAGCGTCATGATCTTGTGATCACCAACAGCTTCACGTACTACATCTGGGTAGCAGCCAGGACCACTCGGTTGTGCTACAATATCAAGCGTTGCGAACTGGAAGTCTTCGACGATGCCGCTGTGATTGACGTTACCAGTTCCACGGGATGAGACCCCAAGCCTAACACCACCATTTACAAGGTTCTGAACGACTAGCCCTGATGGTGTGTTCAGAACCTTACACTTACCATTTGCGTAATTTCCATCCATCCAAGCTTCTGTGATGATGTGGGAAACGTTCTTGAGGTTAATCCCTAGGGAATCAGGGTGATCAAGCTCACCAAGAACCGGAGTTCCCGATTTTGCCTTTTCATTGATAAGATTGACCGCCTTTAAGATTTCACCGTTAGGGTAAATGCGACCGTTTAAGTTCTTTTCCTCGGAGGTCATGATGCGCCCCGCCAAGAAGAGATTTTTGAACTCATCACGTGATTCGATCAACTTCGGATCATTTGGAGTGAAGCGTTCAATTAATAGCTGTTGTTTCATTTGATTGGTCCTTTGACTTTCCGCGTTAAAAGCGACGTTTTAACCTAAAAATATACAAGATTATTTATGGAAAGGGAAAGTCTCTATCACTTTTTTCACCACTTACCT